GGTGTAGAAAACATAATAAGTAAAATGGGCACGTCAGCCCGAACAAACCCTTTTAAAACGGCCTTTATAGAAAGCGCTGCGGGCACGGTAAGCGTGGTAGGCACGGAAAGGGCGGAGACTGTGGCTTCGGGCAACCCTTGGGTAAGGTTCGGGTTTGAAACAGTGGGCGGACTGTCGGGCGCGGTGGCCGCGGACCTTGCGGCAAACCGTGTGCCAACCCTTATGAAATGGGTCGGACGCGGTGTTTATAACAAGTTTAACAAGTTACGCGGTAAAGCCCCCGTTGATGATATAGAAAAAAAATACGGCATAACAAAAGCCGAGAGGGGAAGTGCCGGAAACTTTATTTTAGAGCAGCTTGAAAAAAACGGGGAAAACCCCCAAGAAATATTAAAAATATTAAATGACCCCACTTTTAACAGGTGGCTTGTTGACGAAAGCGGAAACCGTATAGAGCTGGACGCGGCTACTAAAGCGGCAAGTGTTACTTTGTTGTCTTTACAAAACCAATTTATTGACGCGGCTGGCGGTGCTTTTGGCGCGGATGCGGGCTCCAAAATGAAGTTGTCCATAGACGCTTTACGTCGTGGCCTACTTGCCTTGTACGCTGACGGTTCTAAAGAAGCTCTTAGTGACGCAGCATTAATTCAGACCAGCTTGTTCTCGGGCGTATTAGACTCCAAACTGGCTAGGGCACTTAGTAATGCTCAAGCAGCTATGCGCAAAGTTAGACCTGAAGGTGACGATGTTGACCTTCAGGCGGCAGATGATATTTTTACGCTGTTGGACGGACAATACACTGCCGGTCGTAAAGACGAACAGTTATTGTGGAAACAAATTCCGAAGGATGTAGAAGTAACCTCGTTTATTAACGAAGACGGTGTAACGGAAGCTACTCCTAACTTTATTTCAAAGTGGGTCCAACTTCTAGGTGACGAGACGCCTGAAATACGGGCAGCTATACTTAAAAATGACGATCTGAATTTCTTAGGACAATTTGTAACTCGGAAAACAGATGAATTAGGGCTTAATGCTGCGGACGACGTTCCGGTCGCCGCACCTGCTTTACCCGAGAAAAGACGTTTAGACAAGGCACTGGATCAAATTGCAGGAACGGACGGCGCAGAAAGCCCTCAGACCCTTGTTGAAACACTGCAAGCGGAGGGCGCAGGGCTAGACGTTATTCTAAAGGCACTTCGTGAAGAAGCGAAGTCAGCGCGTAATGGAAATAAAGCTCTTGCGCGGGCGTTTGACGCACAAGCCAATTTGCTAAGTGCGCAAAGAAGGCAAGCCGCCGAGTTTAGCGAAACCGCGGCGCAAGAATCTGAGATTATCGGGTTAAACGCCTATGAGTTAGTCAGAACCCGTGGCCGTGCTTTGGCTATGGGCAGGCGGTTAGCTGCCGCGGGGTTAAACGAAGAAGCGCGTGTGGCTAATGAAATGGCAGACGCCATGCTGGCTGATTTAAACAGCATGGGTGTTGGCGTAAGTCAGGCCTATGACACCGCTCGAAGTTTTTCCCGAGCGTTTAATGACGTGTTCACTCGTGCTTATGCAGGCGAAATTTTAGGTACAAAGAAAAACGGCGCTCCTAAAATACCTATTCAAACAATAGCTAGTACAATGATGAAAGGCGACGCCGCCTTTATGCGAGCCGCGCAATTAGACGGTATAGCGCAATTTCAAGTTACTCAAGCGGTAACTAACCTGCTACGTTCCGATAACCCAGACTTACCCGAGCTAACGGACGTAGGGGCAACGTTACTAAAAGATTTTGAAAAAAACATTGACCCTCACTCCGGTGTTTTGGACATGGATCTGATGCGGGCATGGTACGGTAGAAACGAAGACGTAATAAAATCAGTTCCGAACTTGAACACACGTATAACTGCCGCAATGACGGGTTCGGTTCAAGTACGAAATGCTGAAGAAACGCTTTTGCGTACAATACGCGCCAATACGTTAAATCCGGATGGAACGTTGAACGTGAACGCACTTTCTAACTGGAGAAATAACACCAATAACGAAAGATTGTTAGATATATTTCCGTCTGTTAAAGCAGACTTGGACAATGTTGATAAAGCAGCTAATTTACTGACCCAAACAAAAACAGACAATAAGGCGGCGGAAGTAGCCGAACGAAATGCCGTAGGTTTATACGAACTTTTACCCGACAAAACATCTAATGCAGCTACGGCTATTGCCTTGGCGATTTCCCCGAATAACCCCAAGCCTTTTCAAGACATGAACAGACTCATGCGTTTGATTACAGAGGTTGGGGAAGACGGGTTTACTGTAATTGCGAGGAATAGCCCTAATAAGGGAAAGGTGTGGACTCCGCAAGACCTCAAAGACGGGATGCGAACCTCTATTTACGACACCGTGTTTAAAGTTGCGGCGGACGGAAAATCTTTTAACCCGGCGGTTGCCTATAACCGGTTGTTCGCAAGACACCCTAATGCAGATATTTCCATAGCAGAGTGGATGAAGTCTAATGGTCTTATCAGTGCATCGCAATTAGAAGACACACAGAAGTTTTTGCGTAAGATGGCCGAAATAGAAGCTTTTACAATGAAAGCAAAACCTGGTGACCAAGACGCCTTTTTTGCCGATATTAGTGAGGGTGTTAAAATAATGTCCGCTATGGGCGGTTCTATAGCGGGTACAAATATTCGCCAGATGTTTGGCGGCGGCGGTTCAGGCCAACTTATTGCGGCAGGCCGTGGTGCGGGGATGGGAGAAAGGTTAGCCCAAAAATACTTGGCCGAGCTGCCGCAGTCGCTACAATCAAGTCGTGTAGCCATTATTCTGCAAAACGAATCGTTACTTAAAAAGGTTCTTCAAACAGGCCGGACTGCGCGGGAGAAAAACGCGATTGCAGCCGAGCTACAAGAAATGTTTATAACCAACTATATAGTATCACCTGTTCGTAGAGGTGGCGGTGAAGCATTACAGACGGTAACCGACGAAAGCACTTACGACATAGACGGTACAGCACTACCCCCCGTTAACGTTCCCACTACGGTAACGGAACCTACCGCTGCGCCGGTAACGGAACCTACCGCTGCGCCGGTAACGGAACCTACCGCTGCGCCGGTTAATCCTAACCCGTCGAGGTTCCCGACGCCACCACCGGTTGTATCATCGGGGCCGGTTGACAGAGCAAAATTTGCAGCACTTTTTCCAGAAGACCGTGAATTAATGGGTATCGGTAGCTTAATGGGAGCCGCTTAACAATGTCTATTTATGAAGAATCAGGGGGCCCTAGCTCCTATTACACGCAAGCCGAGTTAGATAAGCGAAACAACCCCGAATGGGCCGCCGACCAGGCAACCTACGAGGCGTTTGTTACAGCAGTTGATGCAAGCGCGGCTAATAGAATGGCAGCAGCCTCCGCGGCCCGCGAAGCGTTGACAGGGGGCGCTCCGTCCTATGTCCACGCGAGAGGACCCGGTGGAACGCAGCCAGGTTTCAGTTTGGCAGGAACAAGTGCTCTCTCTAGCGGTGGCCTTTCGGGAAGAGCAGGTTCAGCATCCGTATCAGGTTTCGGTGACGGTGGGGATGTGGCACCCGTTGAATACATGGGAAGGGGGGGAATGATAGGCTCCCCTTACGCGGGATCTTTGGGCCAGCCAAGAGGACAGGGCGTAATCAGGGAAATTGCACAAATGCAGCCGCCGGAACATACGGGACAAAGGGAGGCGCTTTCAAGCGGCATTGGGGGCGTGTTTCAACAGAAAATGGGGGGCCAGCCTCTTAACGTTTACAAAGACTATTTGAACCAAACTTACCTGGGCCGCGAACAAGATGCCTTATCCCGTCAAGTTGATGAGTTTGTTGACTTAGTAGACCAAGCAGAACGCGCTCACTTTAACGCAGAGGAAAGTTTTGGATACGGAGGCGGACCAAGCTATCAGAATTTGACTAGTCCAATGCAGCAGAGCGTCGCAAGTATTCAAGCGCCTCAGGATTTGATTAGTCCAAGGTTTTACGACCTCCAAGTGCAGCCCGATATTTCACAAGCTATCAGAAATCGAATCCTTTAGGTCGGCGGCACAAAATGATTAAAAAAAAAGACCCGAGATTAACACGGGCCGGAGTTTCCGGCTATAACAAGCCTAAACGAACCCCAAAGCACAAAACAAAGTCTCATGTTGTTGTAGCCAAGGAAGGCGATAAGATTAAGACCATCAGGTTCGGGCAACAGGGAGTCACTACCGCTGGTAAACCCAAGTCCGGAGAGTCTGCCAAACAAAAAGCTAGACGAAAATCTTTTAAAGCAAGGCACGGGAAAAATATCAAAAAGGGCAAGATGTCAGCCGCTTACTGGGCAGATCGCGAAAAATGGTAGGTAGTTACCGCAACCAACTCTTAGTATCTTCCCCAAGCACCTGACCTGCTATATCTATTTTAGAGCGTAGCGCCTGTAGGATTTTCTCGTCTATCGTCCCAGGCGAGACTAAATCAATATATGTTACTTTATTTTTTTGTCCTATACGGTGTGCGCGGTCTTCGGACTGTAGCCTTATTTCAAGATCGTAGCTGTTGCTAAAATAAATAACCGTGTTAGCGGCAGTCAACGTGATCCCATACCCGCCTGTTTTAGGCTGTCCAATAAAAAACCGCAGAGGGCTGTTAACGTCCTGGAACTGTTCAACAATGGCTTGGCGTTCATCTTGTGGAGTAGCCCCATAGTAAGTTGCAACCGAATCTGGCCCAAACCGGTCTTTCAGGGCTTCGGCTACCTGTTGAATGTCATGTGTATACGTCGCCCAAATGATGGCTTTACCTTGTAACTCTTCCGTAAGGTCAAGTACCTCGCTCAAACGATTGTTCTTCAACAACTTTATCTCCCCTTCGTCTGGTTGCAAATGACCACAGCAAATCTGTTGAAGACGCATTATCTGTGTCAAAACGCTGACGGTAGTGACCAGTTCTCCGCTTTCCAACTGAGCAAGCGCAAGCTTCTTCATCTGCTTGTATACGCGGTCTTGTTCTGGGGTCAAAGCCACGTCTCGGCGGATATACACCTTGGCGGGTAAATCCAAGCAGTCTGTTTTTAATATCCGGTTGCTGAAAGCGTCTAACTTTTCCGTTAGTTCGTCCAAGCGTCTGTAACCTGTTATCTGCCGAAAGCTCCGAGGACCCATAATGCGTTGCTGCACAGTTGCGTAGCGGGACTGGAAAGCATAAAAGCTGTTGAAGCCCAGCGCCTTGTGGTCTAGGAACCCGCATTGACTAAACAAATCCATGGGGCTTTTCGTTATTGGAGAGCCTGTCAAGATCCGGCGGTATTTAGCCCTTTTCTGCAAAGACATGATGCTCTTTGTCCGAGCCGCTTTTCGGTTCTTAATGGTGGTCGATTCGTCAACAACGACAATATTGTCCGGATTTTGGTACAAGAAAGCTGTCGCAGCGACGGAACCGCGGGGCGTTGAAAACGCCTCAACGTTCATGACAAAAATCTTCAGGCGGGGCTCTTGATCAACAATAAAGTCGGTCAGTTCCTCCTCAAACTTTTTTGTTTTGGAAGGGGTCCAGCGACATACCTTGTAAGGGACGCGCGGGGGTAAGTGGGTTGGGATCTCCGCCTGTAGCCAATTGTCGTAAACACCTTTCGGAGCAATTATTAAGGCTGCTTTTAGCTTGCCCGCTTCCCACAAAACAGCCATGGTGTCAATAACCACCTTTGTTTTACCCGTGCCCATCTCCATAAAAAGCGCGTAGTATTCCGCGTCCCAGGATTCTTCGAGCGCGACCCGTTGATGAGCATAAGGCGCGGTGCCGTATTCATAATCTCGCATATCTTTCTCTTCTTTGTTAAATTTACTGGACAAACAACGATATTATCGTATATCATCGCTATGTCAAGACCCAAAAGGTGTCTTTAAAAACGAAGGAGAAAAGCGATGACTTTCGACTTAGCAGAAATGATGGAGAGAGATTTTAAAAATAAACGGGCAAACTTGTTGGACGATGTTGATCAGCAGGGTTTAAGCTCGGTAGCGTCAGTGGCGCGACAAATAAGAGAGAAGCAAGAGGCGGTTGAGACGCTTGAAAGCGTTCTCAAGGAACGTAAGAAACAGCTTCAAAAGCTTACAGATGAGGAGATGCCTGCCCTGCTTGCTGAAATTGGCATGTCTTCTTTTACATTGGACGACGGTTCGACCGTTGAAATCAAACAGACGTATGGTGCCTCTATTTTGGTAAAAAATCGTTTGGAAGCCCACAATTGGCTACGCGAGAAGGGTTTCGACGACATCATCAAAAACACGGTCTTGTGCCAATTTGGTCGTGGTGAGGATGAGGAGGCAATCGCCTTTGCGTATCTCGCACAAAAGCAGGGTTATATCCCGCAGCAGAAAACCGAGGTTCACCCGCAGACATTACGGGCCTTTGTGAAGGAACGTTGTGAGGCAGGTGAAGAGTTCCCAATGGAATTATTTGGGGCATGGGTAGGTCAACGCGCAGTTATAAAACGAGGAAAATAGAATGACACAAGCAAAAAACATAACCGAGAAGCAAAACACCGCCGTGGCAACGCTTGATCCAGCCATGTTTGAAGCAGATGCCGGAAAAGGCATGGAGAACATGGGCCAGGACGATGTTGCACTTCCTTTCTTGAAGATCCTGTCGGGCAACGACCCAATCTTGGACGAAATCGAACACGCTCGCAAAGGTGACATCTACAACACCGTGACGGGGGCTACCTATTCAGGGAAGACGGGTATTCGTGTGATCCCCTGCGCCTATCAACGTAGATTTATCCAGTGGGCTCCGCGTGGCAGTGGAAGCGGTGCGCCGACGGCAATTTATGAGCCCGGTCAGCCGCGACCTGAGACGCAACGTTCTTCCGAGGACAACAAAGACTATATCTCTGGCGACAGTGGGGAATATATTGAGGAAACTCACCAGCATTTTGTGACTTTACTTTTGGAAGAAGGCGGTTTCGAGACGGCACTCATTGCGATGAAGTCCACGCAACTGAAAAAGTCCAGAAAGTGGAACTCGATAATGGCTTCGCGGTCCATGCAAGGCTCGAACGGTCCCTTCACCCCGCCCCGTTACTCACACATTTACCATTTGAAAACGCTTCAAGAGGAAAACTCTAAAGGGTCGTGGCACGGCTGGGAAATGTCTTGCGAAGGCGTTATTGCCGATGCGGGTTTGTATGCCCGCTGCAAGTCTTTTGCGGAAAGCATCACAAGTGGTGACGTGATAGTCAAACACGCCGAGGACGACAGTGTAAAAACAGACATCCCGTTTTAACTCAGCAAACCGGCGGGGCATTTTATGCCCCGCTAATCTTTAGGTCGGCGGGAGAAAGCGATGTCAGCAGAAACATTTATGACCATTTTTGATGGTCTAAAAGAAGCGCACGGATATTTTAAGATAGAAAAAACAGGAGCCAACGGCAAGGCTCAAGGCAAAGCGGGTGTTCTGCGCAAACCCCGAACAAAGGAGCTTTGGGAGAATCACCTAGCGGGAAGCGGGAGTGGTCTTGGGATCATTCCGATCAATGAGGACAACAACTGCAAGTGGGGCTGCATCGACATTGACGAGTACCCCCTAGATCACAAATTATTGGTGGACAAAATCCGCCGGATGAAGCTGCCTTTAGTCGTGTGTCGGTCTAAATCGGGCGGAGCACACTGTTTCCTGTTCGCCAGCGCGTGGACAGAAGCGAAAGATATGCAGAAATCCTTGCAATCCATGGCAGCGGCCATGGGTTATGGCGAAAGCGAGATTTTCCCAAAACAAATTAAACTGCACTTAGACCGTGGCGATGTGGGTAATTTTCTCAACCTGCCTTACTATGACCACGAAAACGGGCTGCGCTACGCTTTCTTAGATGACGGCACCTCTGCGACGCTTGAAGAATTTATTGCACTGCACCAAAGGTTCGTTCAAACGCCCGAAGAAGTTGTCAAGCTCCAGGTCGTGGAGGCAGGCGAAACAAAACTGCTCCAAGACGGACCCCCTTGTCTGCAAATACTTTGTAAGCAAGGCATTAGCGAAGGCGGTCGAAACAACGGCTTGTTCAACATCGGGGTTTACCTCCGAAAAGCTTATCCCGATAGTTGGGACGCTGAAATACTGCGTTACAACATGGAGTTTGTCTCTCCACCACTCCCGTTAAATGAGGTTAATGTAGTGGCCAAGCAGGTGGGCCGGAAAGACTACGCTTATAAGTGTAACGATTTGCCAATCAACGCCCACTGCAACAAAGACCTTTGCCGGACACGTAAGTTTGGCATAGGCGCGGCAGTGGCGGGGGCCACTATAGCAAACCTAAGGAAATATAACTCCACGCCCCCTGTCTGGTTTATGGACGTAAACGGTGAGCCTCTGGAAATGGACACCGACGCCTTGATGAACCAAATGACCTTCCAGAAAGCCTGCATGGAGCAGCTTAACTTCATGCCACGGTCAGTCTCCAAACCCCAGTGGGAAGGCCGCATCAGTACCCTTCTCAACGAGATGAAAGACAACGAAAGTGCAATTATTGAGGTTGCGGTGGATGCCTCGGTGAGCGGGCAGTTCTACGACTATCTTGAGGAGTTCTGCCGACACCTGCAAGTCGCGCAAGACAAAGAAGAGATACTTCTGCGCCGACCGTGGACAGACGAAGACCAGTCTCTTACTTACTTTCGTTTAAAAGACTTTGAGAATTTTCTCAAAAAGAACAAATTCTTTGAGTATAAATCACACCGCATTGCCCAACGCCTCCGTGACATCAACGGATCGAGCGTGGTGCTTAAAATCAAAGGTCGAGCCGTTAGGGTGTGGCAGATACCGTCCTTCAGCGTCTTTGATGTTGAGATTGATGCGCCTAAATTCGGTTCACCAGAGGAGGCTTTCTAATGACTGAAGATGAGATAAGGAAGAGGCGAGATAAAGAGATTGTTGACATGATTGACGTTGAGCAGCGGACAATGACCGCCGTGGCTAAGTGGCTGCACATCTCGAAGCAACGGGTGCATCAGATTTACACCCGGGAGAAGGCCAAAAATGTTTAGGATATTTGGTCCGCCGGGAACAGGGAAAACAACGACTCTTTTGAACATGGTAGACGAAGCTCTTGAAGCGGGCACCCACCCACATCAAATTGCTTTTTTAGCTTTTACGCGCAAAGCGGCAAACGAGGCTAGAGATCGCGCCGCTGAACGTTTCGGCCTGGACGCAAAAAAAGACCTTATATACTTTCGCACCCTGCACTCACTTGCGCTGACCATGACGGACATCCGTCCAGAGAAAGTGATGCAAGAGTCTCATTTTCAAGAGCTGAGTCGGTCAATAGGTGTTACGTTGGGTGGCTCAAAATCCGCCAGTTTTGACGAGGATGCGCCCTCCGTGGTGGCGAGCAGTTCTCCTATCTTAGGGTTAATTAACTTAGCAAGATTGAGAAAAGTTCCCCTGCGCCAGCAATACAACGAGAGCACTTTAGCGCCTGGCTGGAATACGGTAAATTATGTTGATAAATGCTTGCGTGAGTACAAGGAGAGCATGGAGTTATATGATTTTACAGACATGCTGGATGAGTTCGTTAAAGGCTCCGACCGATATTGCCCGGACTTTGACCTGTGCTTCCTAGATGAGGCCCAAGATTTAAGCCCCCTTCAATGGGAGCTTGCACACATCCTCGATAACCACTCTACCCGCATGTATTGCGCGGGGGACGATGACCAAGCCATATATCGCTGGGCGGGTGCCGACGTAGACCACTTTATTAACCTGCCGGGTGGGTCCGAAACCCTGTCGCAATCCTACCGAGTGCCGCAGACAGTTCACCGCCTAGCGGAGAATATCGCAGGCCGAATTAAACGCAGGTTTCCCAAACGATATGAGCCGAAGGACGAGCAGGGCAAAGTAACGTGGGTCAACAGTGTTGGTTCTCTGGACATGTCCCGCGGCTCGTGGCTAATCTTGGCCCACGCCGGATACCACCTAAAACCCGTGGCAAGGGACTTGAAATCCAGCGGCTACTTGTTCGACTATCGCGGCCACCGGAGCATTAGTGAAAAGTTATCTGATTCGGTGAACGGTTGGGAGCAATTACGAAAAGGTGGGGAGGTGTCAGGGGAAGTTGCACGTAAGATATACGGGTTCATGTCCACAGGAACTAGGGTGGCGCGGGGGTATAAGAAGTTAAAAGGCATAGAGAATTTCGATGCCGTTACAATGACTACTTTAGTTGAGTATTTTGGCTTAAAGGCAGACAAAACGATGATCTGGTCAGAAGCGATGGATAAACTTCCAGAAGAAGACAGGGCATACATCACGGCATTGTTGCGCCGAGGTGAGAAATTCAACGGCAACCCCCGTATTACTGTCTCAACGATCCACGGGTCGAAAGGCGGAGAAGCGGATAACGTAGTGTTGTTCACGGACCTTAGTCCCTCAGCAGATAACGAGATGGGTGTGAACCCCGAGGACATGCACCGTGTATTTTACGTCGGCGTGACACGCACGAAACAAAACTTATTTATCCTCGACGCGGAGGATGCAACCAGGAGATATGAATTATGAAAGAGACGTTGGAGGGGAAGTTAAAAGCAGATGGGTATGACGAGGCTATTATGGGGATTGTCCAAAGAGCCGGTCAAGAGCCCGTTATCCTGTACGACACAGATAAGATTCTTGAAATCTTAATCTCTCGGGACGAGATGACGGAGGACGAGGCCATAGAATTTTTTGAGTTTAATATTATTGGAGCATGGGTCGGGGAACAAACTCCGGCTTTCTTTTCAAAGACAAGTTTAGAAGACTTTGAAGATGGTTTGATAAGATATAAGGGTTCGAGGTATAGATTATGAAAAAAGAAACTGTTTTTTCGGAACTGACCGACGCGTTGGCGGGACTGACTGGTGCGTTGGAAGGAAATAATGCGTTAAAAAAGTCGAAGGATTTAAATGCCGATTTAAATCCGGATTTTAAGACGGGGAAAGTTGACAACATGGTTTCTCAACCCGACCACTACGCCGCCGGAAAAGTCGAGTGTATCGACGCAATGGTGTCCGCTTTTGGTCGAGACAATGTTAATATTTACGCGGAAATTTCTGCATTTAAGTACGTGTGGCGTATGAACCGTAAGAATACAACTTCCGAGCAAGACAAACGTAAGGCTATCTGGTACCTGCGCTACTCTTTGAACGAAGATCCACGGCAAGATAAGCTGCCCCAAGACGGTAAAGTTTTGTCAAAATGAGTCTACAAATGGCAATGTTCCTCCCAAAATGTGAATGGGTGCCTCCGCTAGAGCTTCCTGACCTCACGTCCGCGTCCAAGATTGCAATCGACGTTGAGACACGCGACCCAAACTTGAAAAAGAATGGTCCAGGCTGGCCGACGGGTGACGGCGAAGTAGTAGGCTACGCCATCGCTGTCGATGGTTACTCCTGCTACATCCCTATCCGACACCTCGGCGGAGGCAATCTTGATGAGAAGATAGTTAACCGCTGGCTCAAGAAAGTGTTCGAGTGCCCCGCAGATAAAATTATGCACAACGCACAATATGACCTCGGCTGGATCAAACGCATGGGCTTCACGGTCAACGGACGGATCATCGACACGATGCTCATCGCCTCCTTGCTGGACGAAAACAGGTTTAGCTACAGCTTGAACGCTTTGTCCTACGACCTGCTGAACAAAACTAAATCCGAGAAGGCTTTAACTGAGGCCGCTCGGGAGTTCGGCGTCGATCCCAAAGCTGAAATGTGGAAGATGCCCGCTATGTATGTCGGTCCATACGCTGAAGCAGACGCGGAACTTACCCTCGAACTTTGGCACTACTTTTCCGTTAAGCTGGGCCAAGAGGATTTGTGGGGCATCGCTAATCTCGAACTGGACTTGCTTCCATGTCTCGTGGACATGACCATGCGAGGCATCCGAGTCGATGTCAACAGGGTGGAAAGGACAAGGGATGGCCTCCTTAAAAGGGAAAGGGACGTCTTGAAGCAGTTGAAGAGCGTCGCTGGAGCGGGCGTTGAAATATGGGCCGCGCAATCGCTTGCAAACTCTTTCGACAAACTCGGTATCCACTACCCAAAGACTGAGAAAGGCGCACCGTCGTTCACCAAACTCTTTCTCCAAGACCACCAACACCCCGTCGCGAAGCTCATCGTCGAGGCTCGGAATCTGAACAAGACATCCGGAACCTTCATCAATTCCATCATGAAACACTGTCACGCCGACGGCAGAATACATAGTCATATCAATCAAATTCGCTCCGATTCAGGCGGCACGGTTTCCGGCAGGATCTCAATGTCCAACCCTAATCTTCAACAAATCCCGGCCCGCGACCCTGAAATCGGGCCTATGATCCGTTCCCTGTTCCTACCGGAAGAAGGGGATAAGTGGGCGGCTATTGACTTCTCGCAACAAGAACCGCGCATCTTGGTGCATTATGCGCATGTGTATGGTAAAACGCGAGGAATACCCCTAGAAGGGGCGGCGGATTTTGTGGAAGCTTATAAAAATAAGCCCGAAACAGACTTTCATAGCCTCGTTGCCGAGATGGCTAACATCCCGCGCAAACAAGCCAAGACCATTAACTTAGGCTTAATCTATGGGATGGGCGTCAATAAAATGTCCGAGCAACTTGATATAACCGTAGAAGAAGCAAAAGTTCTGGTTAAGCAGTACCACGCCCGCGTACCTTTCGTGAAAGGCTTGATGACCGGCGTGATGAACCGACTCAATGCGAAGTCTTCGGGCGGTTCGCTACGGTCCCTGGAGGGAAGAAAGTGTCGCTTCGATTCGTGGGAACCCGACACCTTCGCCATGAACAAGGCGCTTCCATACAAAGAAGCGGTTGATGCGTATGGGCCCACGACCCGACTAAAGCGGGCGTATACCTATAAAGCGTTGAACCGGTTAATCCAAGCATCTGCCGCGGACATGACTAAGAAAGCGATGGTCAATCTTTATAAGATGGGGAAGCTACCCCTGCTGCAAATCCACGATGAACTGGCTATGTCCGTAAAAAATATAGAAGAAGCGCAGGAGATAGCTAAAGTGATGGAGGACGCCGTTCCCCTTGAAGTGCCTAATGTTTGTGACGTAGAAATAGGGCCTTCTTGGGGAGAAGCGAAGTAATTTATTTCTTATATAAAACAAAAAAGGAGAACAGATGTTAATAACAGATGACCATGCTGAACGCTTGGGTATTGCACTGCAACGAGAAGGCATTATCAAAGGCCGACACGGTGTTTTTAAAACCAATCGAGGCAAGTGTACTTTGCGGGAATTAGCAAAATTTATTTATAAAATAAATCAAGAAGTGGAAATTACCCTTCTTCTCGAAGAAGACCCCGGCTCTCCCGCTCCTGCCGTTTGGGGTGATCCAACTGTCGGGGGACTCGCGCTTGAGCCGACTGAGCTTTTCCGTGATTAACGCGGGCATGATGTCCAGCAAGACCTGCGAGTGGGCAACCCCGCAATATTTGTTTGATGACTTGGACAAAAAACACGGCAAATTTACCTTGGATGTCTGCGCGACCAAAGACAGTGCAAAATGCGCGGCTTACTACGATGAGGCCAAGGACGGACTTTCTCAAACATGGTCAGGAGTTTGTTGGATGAACCCGCCCTACGGGCGGCAAATAAGCAAATGGATGGAAAAAGCGTATAAAGAAACCGTGCTTAGGGGAAATGCAAACAGGACTGTTTGCTTGATTCCCGCTAGAACAGACACTGCCTGGTGGCATGACTATGCGGAGAAAGGTGAGTTTTATTTTTTGCGTGGGCGGATTAAATTTGTGGGAGCAACACACGGCTCTGCTCCTTTTCCCTCTGC